TTAGGCACCAGTTCCAACGGAGTGAGGGTTCGACCCCCTTCTCCCGCACTCTAAGTGGCTCATACGAACTTCGGTTTCGTCTGAGACGATCTCGTTGTCTGGACAGTCATTGTTCAGTTCCAGCGGGATTTCCACGCTGTTATGGTTCCCGGTAAAGCTGAATACGATTTTGAGCCGGTTGTCATCGTAAAGATATACCGCGATCAGGAACGTGTTGAACAGCTTTGCCAGGAACTTTTTGTTTTTTACGTCCCCGGCACGGAAAAGCTGAAGCCCGGCAATGAGATCATCCCGGTCGATTTCGACCCGCTCTGCTTTAGCCGTGTTGATTTTGGCGGAGAGTTTTGCTTGCTGCTCCTCAAGGTCAAGGAGCCGTGTTCGGGTGGTCGGGGTGATAATACCGGCTTCGATTGCTTTCATCAGGTTGGATATGGCCTGCTGAACGGTCGCCAGCTCATTTTCCATGACTTCAATGTGAAGCTCATGGTCTTTTTGCTTGAAGTAGGCAATGGTGCTGTCTACGATGAAGTCTATGGTTTCATCATCCAAGCAGTACATCATAATGGCCTGAGCTACAGCATTTTCAATCACGTCCCGGCGGATGGCTTTCTTTTCGCAGGTGTGTTCCAGCCGGTGCTTTTGGCAAGCGTAGTAGTGATGCATTTCGCCAGACTTGCTGGTGCCAGAGATCCCGACCATATAGCCTCCGCAATGCCCACAGTACAGTTTGCCGGTCAGAAGATAGTTTTCTGCTCCGTGGCGGGCGCGTCCATAGCGGTTATCCTTTTTCATGCCGTAGGCCTCCTGTGCATCGTAGAAAAGCTCATCACTGATGATGCGCGGCATTCCACCGGGGATGCGGATGTCGCCGTACATGTAAATGCCGCGGTATCTATCGTTATGGCAGAGGACATGGAAGCTGCCTTTGTTCCACTCGCGCCCTCTGGCGGTTCTGATTCCGCGGGCATTGAGGTCGGCGGCTATGCTGGCAAAAAGCTCCCCGGCGGCGACTCGTGTATAAATCTCCCGGACGATGGCAGCTTTCGGCTCATCAATTTCGGGCTTGCCGTCGGCACCACGCTTATAGCCAAGCGGAAGACTGCCATTGACAAGCCCCTTTTTGGCATTATCGTATAGGCCGCGCTTCACATCCTCGGCCATGTTTTCGATATAGAACTGATTGACGTTCATCATCGATCTCAAAGCAAAGCGCCCGGCGGCGTTATCGTCAAAATCTTCTTCGGCATAAAAGACCTTGACTCCGCAATCCACCAAGCGGCTCTCATTTACCAGTGCCTGCATCATGTTGCGGCCCATTCTGTTGCTTTTCCATGCCAGCACATAGGCGAACTTGTGCTGCTCGGCATCTCGCATCATACGCTGGAAAGAAGGGCGCTTGTCCGTTTTGCCGCTGATCGCTCGGTCTTCATAGGTGGCGGTGACGGTCAGCCCCAGCTCTGCGGCGTGCTTTCGGCAGGCTTCAACCTGCTGTTCGATGGAAACATCCCTTTGATTGTGGGAAGAATAGCGGGCGTAGATGACCGCATCGCCGCCGGTTGCCTTTTGTTTTTTGCCCATAAAAATACCTCCGGGTACACTTTGACAAGCCTGCCCGGAGGTGGTACAATAACATCTGTGAGGTTGGCTGTTATTGCCCTCTGGGTAAGCTGATCTGGAACGCCTGCGGTGCTGGTAACACCGTGGGCGTTTTTTATTTTGTTTGAAATCTTCTTCTGCAAGCAACATTGTGCTAAAATATAGTAAAATATGTTCATGCCGAAAGGAGATTTGTATGCGAATCAATATCAATTTTAACGGCCACGGCCTCCGTTGGCACATTTGCAATGCAATTGCGAAGGGCGTTGTTACAGAGCTGACGGACAAGGACGGGAAATATTACAGTCTCGAAAGTGCACGAGTAATGGTTGAAGGGGTTCCAACGCGCCGACTTTTTATTCTATACCCAAAGTTCGTTTTGCTGCGTCCATTACAACGCATTTGGCAATATCGATAAGAACCTCCATGCTTGTAGAGCCTATTTTCGCCGCTGCTTTTTTTACCTTGTCCCAGTTGTCCTTGGATCGGATGTTTGCAAGAAAATCATGCCCAGCAGGAGTTAAATCTTGAATGGTGGTAAAGTACTGCAACGCAACAGAATTGGATTTTATCAGATTGGCTTCTATACAATACTTGATGGTGTAGATTATATCATCGTTATCGTAGGTCTTTTCCAATTCAACCTGATATGGCTTCGGTTCAATCAACTCTTCGCCAATTTGCTCTTGTACTGCTGCATAATCGTAATACACGAATCCACAGACATGGCGCAAATCGGTATTTGCTTCTACGCAGAGCAACAAATCTCTGACGCAATCAATGTTACGCTTCAAAACTAACTCTCCAATATCGCTTTCAAATTCCCAAAAGCTGTTTTTTCTTTGCAGCAAATTCTTCTTCCGTCAGGATGCCTTCATCCAACAGCTGCTTCAAGCCACGAATTTCATCCACAACGGATACGACACTTCCGGCGGGCACTGCTGCCGGAGCCGGGGCGGATGGAGTCGCTGCGCCAGCCTTTCCATAATTCGTAACGTATTCCGCGAGATCTTTTGCGGTGTCGTAATCATCACGCTTAAAAAAGAAAGTTTTTTCTGCTCCGATTGCAGTAGAAACGCCATATCCGAGGTTTATGCTGCCCGTGGATGCTTGTGCCGTAGTGAACGTGATTGACCCTTCCAGGAAGCCCGGCTTCTTGATGGCAAAGGACTGGATGCCTGCAATCGGATAAGATTCCGTCGTCTTATTCCTTTTTACGACTAAGTTTGCACCGTCAGCACAAAGTGTAAATCCGTTGCTGCAAGGTAAAATAACATCGTATGTTTTCATATTACATCCTCTTTTCTGCATGATGCTTCGCGATTTCGGAATAATCGTTCAATTTGCTGAAAAATATTCTGCTTTTTGATATACTTTACTTGCTGCCGACAGTAATCTAGGAAAGGGGTAATGCGTATGACCACAGAAGAATGGTCAGAAGTGCTTATCAGGGTAAGAATGCTGTCGGATGCTGACAAAGCTCGGCTGATTACTTATCTGCGCTCGCTGACAGGTAGCGTAGGTAGCTCAAAGCCTCCTGCTGCTTGTCAGCCGGAAGATTCACAAATAACTCCATAATCTCAGCCACCTTGCCGTCCTCCTGCTGGAGGGCGGCCTTTATTGTGTCCGGGACTTCTGGGACAGAATTGTTGTCTTCCCATCCCATCAGAAAACAAGGGGTTACACCGAGTTTGGAAGCGATAAGACTGAGCTTGTCCATCGGGATGTTCGTAACGATATTGTTTTCATATTTGTAAACGGCCTGTTTGGAAACACCCGCACAGTCTGCAAGTTCCTGCTGGGTGATGTCTTTCTCTATGCGAACCTGACGAATGCGATCACCTACGGTCATGGCGGTTACCTCCTATTTGAACTATATTATAACAGATAAACTTTCGGTTTACAATATTTTTAATTGAATTATCAAAAATGACTTGACAAGTTACCGCAAAGATGGTATTATGCTCGTGACCCAGCAAGTTACTTGCGGAGCGAAAGGAGGTGGCGACTACGGTAAATGTGAACCTGTTGAAATCCTACATGGTAAAGGCCGGATATACGCAGAAAGAGCTGGCAAAATCGCTCGGAATCTCTGAGCAGACGTTGACCCGCAAGCTGAAGAAGCGTGTGTTCGGCACGGACGAAGCCGCGAAGATCGTTGAGCTTTTGAGCATTGACGATCCCAAGGCTGTTTTTTTCGGCGAATGAGTAACTTATTAAGTTACATTGCGGAGGTGAATTGAAGAACACAAGAAAAAAGGCACCGTCCTGCTGGAACAGGGCGATGCCGGAAGCGATGCGCCATACCGACCAAGGTTATCTGTCCACGTTCCCGGAGGAACGTCTGAGAAAGGCTGCATGCAGTCCTGTACTGGGAAACCTCCGCCGATGAGTACGTTCCCATCGGCGCAACATACACGGATGTTCAAGTGACCTGCCAGACCGTAGGCACGGCTGGCAATGATTATGCTGTGGGTGACATCCACACCGCTGTTGACATCTACGACTACTATTCTGGCTGCTCCAATATCACGGTTAGTGCAAACGGCTCTGATGCCCCGGACGACGAGGAATTTTATGAGCTGATGCGTGACAGCCAGAGTGCATGGTCTGATGCTGGCCCGATTGGTGCCTACAAATACTTTGCAAAGAGGGTTTCCACTGAAATCGCAGATGTCATTGCCAATTCGCCCAGCCCTGGCACAGTTTGCCTATACGCCGTCATGAATGATGGCAGCGTGGCTGGCGAGGAAACCAAGCGTGCTATGGTTGCGGCCTGTTCGCCGGATGAAATCCGGCCGTTGACTGACTATGTGATCTCCGGAAGCCCAGAAGAAGTGCCCTATGATATCGACCTGACCTATTACCTGACCCGGGACGGAAGCATTTCCGCAAGTGAAGCTCAGTCCGGCGTGAATGAGGCTGTGCAGCGGTACATCCGCTGGCAGTCCGGCAAGATGGGCAGGGACATCAACCCTGACAGGCTGCGGTATCTGCTTCTTTCGGCCGGCATCAAACGTGTAGACCTCAAACAGCCCGCCTTTACTCCGCTGGAAGACGGTGCGCCATCCCTTGACCGCAACGACAAGGTTCCGCAAGTGGCAAAGTTGGGCACGGTGACGATAAAGAGCGGAGGGTATGAGGATGAGTAACCACGGCCTGACTGCTGACAACATGATGCAGCAGTTTCCGATTGCGCTCCAAAAAGACCCTAAGACGGTGGCTCTGGGACAGGCCATAGCCAAGGTGATGGAATCCCGGCAGGATGAAATCGACTCCCTGCGGATTTATACCCGCATCGACGAACTGCCCGAATGGCTGCTTGACATTCTGGCTCGGGACTTCGCCGTGGACTGGTACGATAAATCCTACACCCTTGAGGAAAAAAGAAAAACCATCAAGGACAGCTTCTATGTTCACCGGCACCGTGGCACAAAAGCGGCTGTTGAAAGAGCCATTTCTGCGATTTATCCCAATCCCAAAGTTTTGGAGTGGTTTGAGTACGGCGGCGATCCGTACCACTTCAAACTCCGTATCACGGTTGATTTCGCTGCAATCAATGAGGCCAAACATCAGCAGGTTTTGCAAAAAATCATCTGCTACAAAAATCTTCGGTCGCATTTGGACAGCGTCATTTACTACACGGAAACGGAGCCGAAAGCGTGCTATGTTGCAGCGATTCCCTGCGCCACAACGATGTCCTACACGGTTCTTATGTCGGGTGTTATCGAGCCGCGGGCAGTCAGCGCACACGCCTGCGCCGCTGGTGCGGTCAGCACAACTCGGATGAAAACGACCATTGCGCTGCCCGGAACTATCCACGCCAAGGCTGTGTCTGCACAGGCGCTTGCATCTGGCAGACCTGCGCAGACCTATGAAACCGTCACCATCAAGTTAGGAGGGAAATCGTTATGAGCTGGGAAAAATATGCATATACCAGCGCCGGTGCCGCGATGCTGTCCGAGTCCATTTCGGGCGGTGCGCTCACCATCACCCGTGCTGTAAGCGGCACGGGCACCATTGACACCGACTTGTCCGAGGAAACGGCAGTCAGCGGTGATACCTATGAGCTTAAACTGCTGGGCATCGACACCGTGGAATACAAGGGCGAAAAAGCCCGCAAAGTCAGCATTTGGACGGGCGGTGCAGATGAGCCGTACTTCATGCACCAAATCGGCGTGTTTGGCCGCCTCAATGATGACCCGGAGGACACGTTGCTCTTTCTGATGCAGGATGAGCGGGGTGTCGAGATCCCGGCCATCGGTACTGCTGACCATGAATTCCAAATTTCTGTGCTGCTGGCCGTTTCGACCAAAGCCAATATCTCGCTCACCGTTGACCCGCAGATGCAGGCTCTCGCAAAAATGGTCAAGGCGGAAGTCGAGAAGCACAATAAAGATACGCATCCCGCAATCTCTCATTATCGGTAATACTGAACATGGTCATGACCTCCTTACTTCATGTTCTGACGTTCCCACATCAGCCAGCGGTTCACTTCCTCGCCGGGCATGGACTTCGGCTTGCTGGTTTCGATGTACTCCCGCTCTCCGAAGATCTCCAGCTGGTCAATGTCGTCAGGCGACTGGGTGATAATCTTTGCAGGCCAATCGCACCCGCCGGGAACTTCGATGCGCCACAGGTACAGGTTGTCATCAAAGTAGAAATCGTTCGGGATGTACCGCTCTTCTGCATCGGTGCCCTCGATATCCAAGATGTATTTTCCGAGGGCGCCGAAAACCTCCAGCCGGGTGGGAGCCTTGTCGCGGTCGTTCATATCGTACAGCTTGATATCGCAAGCTGTTCTGTTGCGGAAGGAAACCTCGGAAATGGTGCCAGTGTATTTGTAGAGTTTCATGTCTTAGACCTCCTTGACTTCCACGGTTTTGAGGCTGCCCTCGATGTAGCCACGGCCACGCAGATGTTCGCAGCTCCAGCAGAAACCGATTACTCGCTCACGGATGAAGTAGGCGGTATGGTCCGCACGATCCTCATTGAATGCGGCGTGGATTTCTTTTGCCCGCTCGTCTTCCACCAGAATAGAGGCACTGGCCTCGCCGATTTCGCCGTTCTGACCGTGCTTCATGTCCTTGGAATCGTAAGTAAAGATTACCTTTTTCATTGTTTTGCCCTCCTCAGTGCAGCTGGGCGCTGTGCTGGTTGTAGGTGACGGTATACACGCCGCTCTGCTTGGTGATCTGGATGTTGCTCACCACGACACGCTTCAGGCCGAACTTCCGGCGAACGAATTCCTTGACCAGCGGAAAAGCCTTTTCGGGAAGGTGCTTCTTGATGCGGCAGTCACGGCGGCAGTAGCGCTCGAAGCGCTTTTCATCGGCTGCGGTGGCCTCTTCTCGCGTTCCGTAGAACACGGAATCGTCGCGGTTGCTGCTCAGCTTGTAGAACTTCTCGCAGGAGATGACATCCAACCGGTTGTTCCAGATGACATCGCCGCGCTGGTTATCGTTGGGCTTGACGTTGTCAGCGGCGATGCCGACCACGAGCTTCAGACCTTCCAGCTGGTTGTAATCTTCCCATTCGGTGAAGCTGTCCAGCAGAACGCGGACAATCTGCTTACCGTCGGTCAGGTCGATGTGAGCGATCTCGCCCTGACTGCCGGACATCGAAGCGGTGTTGATGATATAGCCCTGTGCGATGTAGCTGCTGACAGTCTCGGTGAACTTGCAGTTGATATCGATGTACTTCATTGTGTTACCCTCTTGTCTTTCTGGCCTTACTCTGATAAAATAGAGGGCGGCCGGGGTAAGGCTCCCGGCTCGCCGTTGTTTCGGTGTTGAAGATCAGTTGCTTTGGACGGTGGCTGGTCTTCTTTTTTTATTCTTCCATAATCTTCTTGACGCTCTCACGGAGCTCTTCCAGCGTTTCACACTTCTCGATGAGTTCGAGGATTGCTTTGAGTAACGCCTTGGTTACGTTCATGTCTTCCATTCACCTCACTCCTTTCTGTAAGGGGCTTTCGCTCTCTGCCTTACATCTTTATTATACAGGATTTCCTTTATGTTGTCAAGATTTTTCTTTAAGCTTTTCCTGAATTTTTCAATTTTTTTCTTGACAGAATAAAGGAAAGCCTATATAATGAAGCTGAGGTGATAAGTATGGAGTTCTCCACGAAAATCAAAATGGCCGAGGCCGTAGCCAGAATGAAAGAAGCTGAACTTGCCCGGCAAATCGGTACTACACCGCAGGCGTTCAACCAGCGGATGAAGACCGGAAAGTTCAAATACGAGGAGTTGGAGCAGATTGCAGCCGCCCTTGGCGCAGAACTGATTGTCAACTTCCGATTTCCGGATGGAACCGAGGTATGAAAAAAGCCCGGACGAATAAACGTCCGGGCAGGGGAGAGGTGCTTACTTTTTGCGGTTCTTGCTCACCGTTTTCGGGATTCGCCGGACCTCTTTTACTCTGCGCACCTCATTCGGCTCATAAATAAGTAAGTCGCTGAGTGTGCAGTCCAGAGCTTCACAGATAAGGTCGAGGTCATCCAGATTGACCCGATCGGAGAAGTCATGGTACATTTCGTTGATGGTCTGGCTGCGGATCCCGGTGGCGCGAGCAAGCTCGCTCTGCGTCATCCGCCGTTCGCCAAGGCGGGTGGACAGCATAATCCTAATCATAGCCTGTATCTCCTTTGCCAAGAATTTTACCGATTTGAAACCGGCTTGTCAGGATTTTGGCAGAAAAATACAGATTCCGGCAAATTCTTCCGAAAAATGGGCGAAAACAACAAAAATCCTCGGTTCTCACATTTACAAAAGAGCCGAGGATTTTTACCATTGTTCAACGAGTCGGTATCTCGCAGCACAGGATGAACACACTTCCGACCATCTGAATGGTTACATTGGAACGGAGCGTTCGTACAGCCTCACTTCCGCTGCATAAAAAATGGCCCCAAGCCCATGCTTGGGGTCATTTTTTATCTTGCGGAGAAGAGGGGCCGAACAGCACGGCCGCCCGCAGGCGGCAAGCAATCAGCCCGGCAATCTCGAAGAGAGTCTGCCAGCGCGGCTTGACGAACGCCCACAGAATCCCTATACTATAAGGAGTAGAAGAAGCAAGTAATAAACAAGAGAAGGGACTGTGTAAATCCCCTTATGCTGAAAATCGCATTCTGTGACGACGAAACCGCAGAGATCGCGCAGCTGGAAGAGCTGCTGAAAGAATATGCCGCTGCCCGCGGGCAGGAATTTGTCCATACATCCTACCAAAGCTCGGTGGAGCTGATGGCAGACATCGAGAAGGGCGAACGCTTCGACATCATGCTGCTGGATATTCTGATGCCGGGCGAGAACGGGATGACGGCGGCCCGGGAGGTTCGGGAGCACGACACCAACGTAAAGATCATCTTCCTCACCGCAAGCCCGGAGTTTGCGGTGGAGTCCTATGCGGTGGATGCGTGGTATTACCAGCTCAAGCCCATCCGGCAGGAGGATTTTTTCCGCCTGATGGACTCGGCCTGTGCCGCCTGCAGCAAAGAGCAGACCCACAGCCTCATCCTCCGCAGCAAGAGCGGCATCGTCCGGGTGGAGCTGGAAAAGCTGGTCTACTGCGAGGTGATGGGCAGGACGCTCACCTTCCACCTGAACAGCGGGGTCGTGCTGGAGAGCATGGGTCGGCTGGACGACCTCTGCGATCAGCTCATGCCCTACCCGAACTTCCTCCGCCCCCACCGCTCCTTCCTCATCAATATGGAGTACATCGCCAACATCGCAGCCCGCTCCATCACGATGCAGGACGGGGCCGAGGTGCCGGTGCCCCACGGAAAATACTCGGAGCTGAAAAACCGCTACCTGAGCTATATTTTTGACAGAAAGAAGGCGGTCCTGTAATGAACGTACTTACCGTGCCGAACGGCATCGTCGTGGCCCTGTTCGGCATCGTGCTCTCGGCATCCTTCTGCGACATCTGCTGGACGAAACGGAACCGCATCGTGCTGGCAGTCGGTACAGCCGCCATTCTCCTGCTGCAAGGGGCCATCACCTTCGGGGCAAGCTGGGATGCGATGCAGGAGCTGTATCCTTTTACGACCCATCTGCCCCTTGCCGCCGTCCTCGGCGTCCTCAGCGGAGATTGGCTCTGGCCCACCATCTCCGTTTTTGCAGCATACCTGTGCTGTCAGCTCCGGCGCTGGGCGGCGCTTCTGGTGGTCGCGCTGATGCCGACCCCCGCCGACTGGCTGCAGCCTGCCATTGAGATGCTGGTCACATTGCCGCTTCTGGCCGCCCTGCTGCGCTATGTCGCGCCGTCGGCCCGCAGCTTTGCCCATTATCCGCGCTCTATGCAGCTGCAGTTCGGCGTGGTGCCGCTGGCAGGCTACCTTTCTGACTATGTGACCCGCATTTATACGAGTCTCCTCGCCGACGGCAATCAGGCAGCGGTGGAGTTCATGTTCTTTGTGAGCAGCGTGATGTATATCGTTTTCATCTTCCGGTTCTCGGCGGAGGAGAGCGCCCGCGGCCAGCTGGAACAGACCCGGAACAACCTCAAATTGCAGGTCGGCCAGGCGGTGCGGGAGATCGAAGCGCTGCGCACCTCGCAGCAGCAGACCCGCGCCTACCGCCACGACCTGCGCCACCATCTGCAATACATCTCCGCCTGCATCGAGAACGGCAGGGGAGAGCAGGCGCAGGAGTACATCCAGAGCATCTGCTCCGAGATAGAGGCCAGCAAGGTGACGATCTACTGCGAGAACGAGGCTGCGAACCTCATCTTCTCGTCCTTTGCAGGCCGGTCGGAGAGCTGCGGTGTGCTGCTCAACATTCAGGCTCATATCCCGCAGCTTATCTCGGTGGCTGAGACAGATCTCTGCGTGCTGCTCTCCAATGCGCTGGAAAATGCGCTCCGGGCCTGCCGCAGGATGAAAGCGGAGAATGGCCCTGCATACATTGAAGTTACTGCCCGGGAAAAGAACGGGCATCTCTTTTTGCAGTTCGTCAATCCCTGTCCGGAGGGGATACAGTTTGAAAACGGCCTGCCGGTGACCCACGCCGAAGGACACGGCATCGGTGTGCGCAGCATCTGCGCCATCGTAGAAAAGTACAAGGGGCTTTCGGACTTTTCGGTGCAGGAGGGGCGCTTCATTCTCCGCGTTTCCCTGTGAACCGGGTCGATTGAGAGCAGTTTTGGGGCGAATCGTGTCAAACTGCCCGCCGCAGGGGCAGAAAAGAGTATACTGGAACCAGACAAAATGTGCTCTCCGAATATCGCACAAGGAGGAAAAGTTTTATGAAACGTATCACTTCTCTTGTACTCAGTGCGGCACTTCTGGCCTCGCTTTCGACACCGGTGCTGGCCGCGCCGGCCATCTCTGTGGATGCGGCCCCTACGGCAGCTGTGCTGGAAGAGGAAAACTCTTTGTGGGAGCTTCCGCAGGCAGACACGCCGGACATGAGCAACACGGTCTGGTCGTTTGCCGGCGGCTACATCGACGGCGGCGAGATGACTCAGGCCGAGATGGACGAGTCTTTGGCGGCATACGGCGGTATGCTGCAGTTCACCTTTGATGCCGCAGGCGGCGCAAAGATGATCCAGGGCGGCGGCACGCTGAACGGCACTTACCAGTATCTCGACGACGGCAGCGTGGGCGTCATCTTCGACTACAACGGCGAGGAGCTGCGCTACGCCTGCATCTTTACCTGGACGGACGAGGGCGAGCTGCTCATGGTCGCCATCTCGGATGTGGAGGGTGCCGACGGCATTTACTTTGTCCAGTAAATTTGTTTCATCGTGTCTTTCGGATGCGATGCAGATAAGCCTTGTCCTGGAGCTCTGGCTCTGACAGCTGCTTTTGCGGAAAGCAGCTGTCCTGCGGGAGCCGGAACGCCCATTCCCAGGTGAGGCTGGAGGAATCAGAAACGGCCCGGCAGAGTTTTCTGCCGGGTTTGTTCGTTTTCCGGGGCGGAGAGAAGGACTTTCCAGAAAAAAGTGCAAAAAAGTCGCTGAATTTGTAAAATAAACGCAAGAGAAAACGCAAGAGAAATCTTAGCGGATTCTCTTGCGTTATTTTTTTGCGCATTTTTCAGGAAAGCGAGGGAACAGGAATGGCAAAACACATGACGCGGGATGACCGCAAGGTGCTGGAAGCCCGGTACAATGCCGGACAGAGTGTTGCCGGAATCGCCAGGGCGATGAGCTTCAACTATTCCACCATCTATAAGGAACTGAAGCGCGGTGACACTGGAAAGATGGATGCCAATGGTCGCGCAGGATATAGTGCAGAGCTTGGGCAGCAGCGATTATACAACGCAAAGCAGCGGTTCAGGTATCGGGCGGATTGCCCGGCGGAGTAAGGCATGGGAGAAGTGTTTAAGCTGAACCATTGCTATAACATGGACTGCCTGCCGGCAATGGAACTGTTCCCGGATAATTATTTTGATCTGGCGGTTGTGGATCCGCCGTATTTCTCTGGTCCGGAACGCAGAGGCTTTTACGGATCCAAAGTCAGCAAAATAGGCGTACACCGTGACTACCCCGTCTCTCCTGCTTGGAGTAAACCAGAGCCGGAGTATTTTAAGGAGCTGTTTCGAGTGTGCCGCCACTATATTGTATGGGGCTGCAACTATTTTGACTACCAGTTTCCTACCGGGCGGATCGTGTGGGACAAGTGCAATGGAAATTCTAGCTTTTCAGATTGCGAGATTGCGGCGACAAATTTGTTTTCCTCAGTGAGAATGTTCCGGTATATGTGGTCCGGCATGATGCAGGGAAAAAGCATCACAGAAGGCGACACCATGCAGGGAAACAAGAGCTTGAACGAAAAGCGAATCCACCCAACGCAGAAGCCGGTTGCTCTTTATGACTGGATTTTCAAAAACTATGCAGAGCCAGGGCAGAAGATCCTTGACACCCACCTCGGAAGCGGAAGCAGCCGCATAGCAGCATATGAGGCGGGGCTTGGCTTTATCGGATTTGAAATTGATCCGTTCTATTTCCAGTTGGAAGAAGAACGGTTTTCTGAGTACACAAGTCAAACAAGCCTGTTTCACATGGAAGGAAAGAAAAAATGATTCTTGAAAAACTTCACAGAGCAATCAACAACTTCAACAAGACATTCAACTGGCGGCGCTTCCGCCGCGATGCGCTGCACCTGGGAGAAAGCCTGCTGGTGTTCGGCGTGCTGTATGGCATTTTTTCAACCCTGATCTGGGGTGTCTGCTGGCTGTTCAAAATCAATTACAACCCAGATCTCATTGCCGTTGCATGGGCAGTGCCGGTGTTGCTGGACACTTTGGTCAACAAGGCTTATGACTGGAACAATGAAGTCCGGGACTGGGATTGAAAGGTGGGAACGACCTATGGATGAAGCAACAAGAATCTCGCTGAAAGACCAGTTCAACAGCCTTTTGGTACAGGCTATTGAGGGTAGGCGCGGCGGTATGGCACTGATGCGGGTGCTGGAAGAACTGGACTTTTACAATTCCCCGGCCAGCGCGAAGCATCACCTGAATGTCCCCGGCGGTCTGGTGATGCATTCTCTCAATGTGGCAAGAGCCGCCCTGGAATTATGCGACAAGATGCCGCAGTTTGCAAAATGCAATAAAGGCGCAGTCTTGACCGCCGCGTTACTCCATGACGTTTGCAAGGCTGGGCAGTACATCAAAAAGCCGGATGGCAGTTACCGTTATGAAGATAGTCACTTGATGGGACACGGTGAAGCATATGATAATCCGCTGCCCCTGACATGGACGCGGGTAGAAGCCCGCGACAAAGAAACGGGAGAACCGAACATCCTGTGTGTCACCCAGAGGGAACGTGCCGGGCAGCGGCGCGGCGTTCCCCTGCTGGCACCGGTACTGCCCACGATGAAGCAGATGGGCAGATATACGGATGCAGAGTTGGCCGCGGCCATCGTGGCATCATCTATCACGCTGTTTATCAAGCATGATAACCCGGTCAGCGGAGCACCGTTTGGTGAGGATCCGTCCGACAAGGCGGAGGACCCGAACACTCCGCCTGATGAACTGGCAATCAACCTTGCGCCGTCTGCGGTGTTTGACCTTGCACCCGGCGAAACACCGGACACGTTTGACCCGAAACATCCGACCACGACATATGACGGCTTTATGTCAGCCATGTCCAACCAGGTGGCGACGGGTATTGAAGTGCCCAGCGAGGTGCTTTATAAGAAGTTCAGCTCCAACTACTCCGCAAGCCGCGGTTCTCTGAACGAGTTTTGGAGAACGTGCGATGTGATGCGGGACAGCTTTGCGGCGGACTTCTGCCAGCCGACCTACGAAAAGTGGTTTGCCGAAGCGGTAGCCCGTGGACGTATCCATGCGCCGGGCTTCTTCGATGATCCGGCCGTTGCAAAAGCCTATATGGCCTGTAACTGGAACGGCCCGGCACGCACCAATCTGGATGCGAAGAAAGAAATCGAGGCGGCTATCCTGCGCATGGAACAGGGCATTTCCACTGCCGAGCAGGAAACGGCGCAGATGACCGGCGGAAGCTGGCGGGCCAATATGAGGCAGCGCAAAAGTGAGATGGAAAAAATGAAGGAGGTAGGCTGCAATGGGCAAAGCCAATTCCCAGACGAACCCCAAGTCAACGAATAATAAGTTCTGGCAGTTCCGCAATCTGGCCGACGATGACCAGAAGGCGGAACTGCTGCTTTATGGCGATATTTCTGAGCGCAGCTGGTGGGAGGATGCAGCGACCCCGAAACGGTTTGCGGATGATCTTGCCGCCCTGGGCGATGTGAAAGAAATCACCGTGTACATCAACTCCGGCGGTGGTGATGTTTTCGCGGCCCAGGCCATTGGCAATATGCTGGAACGCAATGCCGCCACCGTGACTGCCCACATTGACGGGTTGTGTGCAAGTGCTGCCACTATCGTTGCCTGCCATGCAGACAAAGTTGTGGCCGCAGCAGACGGCAGCTACATGGTCCATCCGGTCAGCATGGGCGTTTGCGATTACCTGACCGCAGAGGATATGAAGAACTGCCTGAAAGCGCTTGAGACCATCCGCAGCAGCATCATTGCTCTGTACGCCAAGAAGTCCGGTAAAACTGAGGATGAATGCGCCAAGTGGATGGATGAAACAAACTGGTGGACGGCAACGGAAGCCAAAGAAAAAGGCTTCGTGGACGAGGTGGATGACGATGCAGAAGATTCCGTTGTGGAAAATCGCAATGGTGTTCTGTTCGTCAACAGTATCAGCATGAACACCCCGTTCAACGAAGCGCCCAATTTTGTCAGAAGTCGGGTCACGGAAAAACCTGTGAACCGGCCTGAAAATATGAACCCGGCGGAAAAGCCGGAACGCAATGACCATGGGGAGGTAAAAGACATGGACATCAAGACCACGGATGATCTCCGCAAGGCGTACCCGGATCTGGTAGCCAACATCGAGAACGAGGCTACCACTGCCGAGCGTACCCGCATTCAGGAGATCGAGAATGCAACTCTGCCCGGTGCAGAGGATCAGGCCAACGAGGCGAAGTTTACGAAGCCCGTTGATTCTGCGTCCTTTGCAAAGGCTGTCATTGCCAGCATGAAGGCAAAACAGCAGGAGCAGAGCAAGAAATACCTGAAGAATGCAAAGGAGGCTGCGGAGAACTCCAACGCCAACAGCATCGACAACACGCCGCCCGCAAACCCTGAAGCCGAGGATGAGGAAAGCAAGGCATTCATGAATGCAATCCGCAAGGCTAACGGCGTGAAGTAAGGAGGACGGAACTATGAGCATGGATCTTGCAAGAAAAGATTTCAGCACGGCCCCGGAATATTTCATTGCCGGAACCGACATCGGCATCGCAAAGGCCACCAAGACGGCCAGCGCAGCGGTTGAAGCACACGCCCCTGTTCTGATTGAGGGCGGAAAGGTGAAGCCGGTTGCAGCCGCAGCCGGTGCGGGCCAGGCGGTTCTTACTGGTCTGTATGGCATCACTGCCGACAGCGCAGATGCAGACAAGGAAGTACCGATTTACCTGACCGGTGAATTTTTCGCTGCCGGCCTTGTGCTGCCGAAGAACGTGAGCGTGGATGACGTTGAAGTTCCTCTGCGCAACCTGGGCATTTTCCTGAAGTAAGGAGGACAATATTTATGGCTAATGAAGTAAGCATTTATGAGCCTCGGCACCTGATCGAGGTTGTTCGTACTACCCCGCCGATCCGCACTTTCCTGCGTGACCGCTTCTTCTCCAACGTGAAAACCTTTCCGACCCGCCGCGTTGACATTGATATTGTCAAGGGCAACCGTAAGATGGCTGCATTCATCCATCCGCTGGCTGGCGGCGAGATCGTGCAGAGTGAGGGCTATGAAACCAAATCTTATGCACCGCCCCTCATCAACCCGGCAACCATCAGCACGGCGGACCAGTACATGGAACGCCTGCCCGGTGAGGATCTGTTCTCTGGCCGAACCCCGGCAGACCGTGCAGCGGAAAAGCTGATCGAGGAATACAACCAGCTGAACGACATGACCACCCGCCGCGAAGAATGGATGGCCGCCCAGGTGCTTACTACGCCCTGTCCTTCTCTGTATCGCAGAACACGCGGCCTGCGGAGATCATGCCGTGGGCCTGAACGAAAACAAGGAGGTAACAATGGCAAACGTAAAACTGGGCACAAAAGCCGTTGGCAGCATTGTCAAAATCAAGGTCAACGGCGCGTCCAAAGATTTTATTGTCGTGCAGCAGGGCAATCCGAATACCGGCACCTATGATTCGAGTTGCGCCGGAACATGGCTGCTGATGAAGGACATCTACACAACGTCCACGTTCGGCAACAATAACTCCTACAAGGATTCCAGCATCCACACATACCTGAACGGAACATTCTACAACCTCATCGACAGCAACATCCGGGCAGCTATTAAGCAGGTGAAAATCCCGTACCAGAACGGCACTGGTTCCGGCGGCAGCCTTGCCACCGGCTCCAATGGCCTGAACACGAAAGTATTCCTGCTGTCTGGTTATGAGGTTGGCTGGACGACCAGCGACAACGGCTATTTCCCCAAGGATGGTGTTCGGCTGGCGTACTTTGGCAACAGCTCTGGCGGCAACAGCAAGCGTGTCGCCTACAACGGCAGCTCCGCTGCCATTTGGTGGCTGCGCTCTCCGCGCACCAGCGATGACTACTACGTCTGGTACGTCAGCACCGATGGCTCCCGCTACGGCTACTGGTACGACTACTCCTGTGGTGTTCGCCCCGCTTTCATTCTTCCCTCTACACTCGTGGTCTCTGACGATGGCACGGTCAGTGTCAACACTGCACCTACCGTCAGCACGGACGGCGCAGCTCTGGGGCGGAAGAACGCGGCCTTTGCGTGGAAGTACACCGTCAGGGATGCCGACGGCGACACCTTGACCGTCACCGAAAAGCTGGACGGCAAGACCACCAAGACCCGCACCGGCGTTGCCAGCGGCACGGCCCTGACCTTTGAGCAGACGGCCAGCGCTGCCGGATTCCAGAAAATCCTGAACGGCAACCACACCATCACCGTTGAGGTGAGCGACGGCAAGGAAACCGTCAGCACGTCCGCGACCTTTACCAAGGCCGTCCACGCCGCAAGCGTGACGCTGGCTGAACCGTTGGCCGTTGAGGGCGACATTACCGTTGCCGTGCTTCAGGTGACCGGCTCCATCCCCGATGATGCGAAGTTCAAAGCCGAAGTGACCAACAACGCACTCGACAGCTCCCCGGTCTGGCAGGATGCCACGACCGAGGTAAAAAAAGGCGTGAACATCGTCTTTGAGAATAAGACCGCCACCAACGGCGCGGCGTTTAACTTCCGCGTCAGCGTGGAGCGCGGCGAATCCGGCGAGGGCGGCTACATCGAAGCCGTCTCCGGCGCATTCCAGTAAGGAGGACAGTCACCATGATTCAGTGGAAAAAGGACGATCTACCCACCCGGCAGGAGAAGGAAGCCGCAGCCAAGAAGCAGCAGGAGCACGAACAGTTGCCCGACCGTGTGGCTGAAATGGAAGATGCCCTGTGCGAACAGGACGCGGCCAACGAGAAGCGCTTGACCGACATCGAAACCGCGCTGTGTGAGCTGGACGCAGCGCTGAACAAGGAATAAGGAGGTATCACCATGAACATTATCTGGGCAAACCGCCTGATTGCAGGCACTAAGACTTGGGCAGAGATGCCCGCATCCCGCCGCGTTGGCGTGAAGAAAGTTCTGGCCGGGCGCGTAAACAAGGGCGAGATCACCGCCGAGGATTACAAGCGCATCACCGGTGACGACTATGACGTGGCCTGAGCTGTGTGAGAAGCTGTTGACCCGGCTTGAAGCGCAGGGCGAGAACATGAGCACCGAGCGTGCAGAGTTCGGGGTGCTCATGGTGGACTGTGCCATGCGCGGGTGCGGGGCTGATCCGGGCATGAAGGGAGATGGTAGCAATGGCGATTAAAGCCTATTCGTATGCGAAGGACGGGAACAGAAAACTCTCCGCAAATTTTGCGGTGAAGGAGTTCCGCTGCAAGGATGGGAGTGACCCGATCTTTATTGACGATGAGCTTGTGACCCTGCTGCAGAAAATCCGGGATCATTTCGGGAAGTCTGTGACGATCACGAGTGCATACCGTACCGCCGCCCACAACAAGGCGGTGAAGGGGGCGACCTACAGCCAGCATTGTTACGGCAAGGCTGCGGACATCCGGGTGCAGGGCGTGGGTGTTGAAGCTGTGGCTGCCTATGCCGAGACCCTACTGCCGAATCGTGGCGGCATCGGGCGCTATCCTGTAAAGGCGGGCCGCCCTGCTGGCTGGGTACATATCGACACCCGCACGGCAAAGAGCCGGTGGGTAAGCTGAAAGTAGGAGGAAAACAGTATGGAGAACATTCTGAAAGTTTTTCTGATGGCATTCCCTGAATGGCTGGCCTGCATCTTCATGGTGGTCGGCCTTGTGGTCACGGCGCTGGCGGCGGTACGTCTGGGTTACGGCCTTGTGGTCGCAAAGACCGTGTACAAGTGGATCGTCAACGCAGAGGAAAAGTTCGGTAGTGGCGCAGGCGCAGAAAAGAAAGCCCATGTCATTGCCGTACTGCGCGGGTACACCCCGGACTGGCTGGACTGGGCAATCAATGAGCGGACGCTGGATTGGATTGTGCAGCTCGTGTTCGACTTTACCAAGAAAAAACTTGAAGATTACATGGTGAAGAAATCCACAGAAACCACTACTGTGGCCCGTTTCGGTAAGGCGGGGGAGGACAAGCGTAATGACTGACGAGGAACTGGAACATCGCCTGACAGCGGTCGAAAACCGTGCACAGAGCAACACCCACCGGCTGGACGAGCTGGGGAAGCTGACCGATGCAGTAAACGGCATGAACACCAATATCAAGTTGACCATCCAGCAACTCGAAAACACAAACAAGAGCCTTGAAATTGTAACGGCTCAAAACAAAAAGCAGGAGGACCGCCTGACCGCGCTGGAAAAAGCCCCCGGAACATTTGGGAACAAACTTTGGTGGGCTGTGATTGCGGCGTTGGTTTCCGGCCTTGTGGCCTATGGACTGACGATGCTTCTGCACTGAAATGAAAATCCCCCGCTGGCATCCTGATGGATTGCTGGCGGGGGATTTTTTGTTTGTCTGGAAGTTTTGCACAAAGGAAATGTGCAAAGTGTGGAAAGTTTGCGAATTGACAACGGTACACCGTATAATTTACGCTTAAAACGAAAATAAACGCCATAGTCGGAAGGAGGAAAACGGCGTGCGAGTGTTCAAACAGCTTACGCTTACAGACCGAATCCGTATCGAAAAGTGGTTGAAAGATGGGCTGAGAGTAAAGGAAATCGCAGACAGGCTGCGGGTGGACCCGTCCACGGTGTACCGGGAATTGAAGCGCGGCAGTTATGACAAGCTGGACGGTAAGACGTGGAAGCTGATTCCTACATACAGCCCGGACATTGCAGAGCAAAGGTATCAGGCACATCTTCGGGAAAAGGGGCCAAACCTTAAAATCGGCAAGGATCATGAGCTTGCAAGCTATATCGAGCAGACCATTATAGATAAGGACTGCTCACCGGCTGCGGTGTATGGTTATGCCATGGAAGAAGGACGGACATTCAAAACGCATATATCGGTGCCTACCATATACAGCTACATCAAAAAGGGCGTGTTCCTGAACTTGACGCAAAAGGCTCTGCCCAGACATGGAGTGCATAAGGGCGACTATAAAAAGGTGAAAACAAAGGATCCTGCTCGTGCGCCTGCCGGTGAGAGCATCGAAAAACGCCCGGCGGAAGTAAAAGACCGTGAAGAATTTGGACACTGGGAAATGGACACGGTGTATTCTGGCAAGAAGAAAAGCACGGTTGCGCTGCTAGTGCTGACTGAGCGAAAGACCCGGAACGAAAATATTATAGTGGTGCCAGATCGCCGCGCAGAGACGACCGTGCGGGCAATCAATGCACTGGAACGGAAGTTAGGTGCAGAGAAGTTTGGCATTATCTATAAGAGCATCACAGTGGACAACGGCAGTGAGTTTGCATTGGCCGACCAGCTGGAACAGTCCTGCATCACCGGAGATAAGCGGACGAAGGTGTACTATTGTCATCCGTATTCTTCTTGGGAACGCGGGAGCAATGAGAATGTGAACGGCATGATTCGCCGCAGGCACCCGAAAGGCACAGACTTCTCAAAGGTCACGGCAGAGGAAATCGCGGCTACGGAGAACTGGATCAACAGCTATCCCAGAAAAATTTTCGGCTATAAGAGCGCCGGCACAATGTTCCGCGAATGCCTGCGGGAGCTTGGTTTGACAGCATAAAGCACATAGAAAGCAGAAAATCACTGGTAAAAATGAACAATAAGGGATAACCGCAAGCGGGGTGCGCTTGGCGGCTTGTTTGCTTTACGCTAAAATCCACAAAAACAGAGCCGAAAATTTGTTGCATTTAATGCTTTACTTTTCAACCTCGAACAGTCAGGAGCATTTGTGGTTCACTTGGATTATCCTCGATCTTCATACGAAGCCGACGCATATAGACCGTAAGGGTACTACTGTCGATATAATTCCCGTCGCAATCCCATAGCTTATCTAAAATTTGTCCCTTTGTCAGCACCATGCTTGGGTTTCTCATAAACAAGCACAGTAGCTTGTATTCCGCGGCAGTCAAATCCAACAGCTCCCCATTTTTGAAAACCTGTCCTTGCAGCAAAAGAACCTTGATGCCATTCGACTGCAATTCTGTGTCTGCTGCTTGAAAAGAATTTGCACGTCGAAGTAAGGCGTTAATCCTTGAAACGAGAACCCCCAGTTTGAACGGTTTTGTGATATAGTCATCACCTCCAATATCCAGCCCCATAATAATACTTGTTTCCTCATCCGAAGCCGTCAGAAAAATAATTGGCACCTTTGATATAAGTCGAACTCTTTTGCAAAATTCAAAGCCAGACCCATCTGGCAGAGATACGTCCAACACCAACAAATCATATTTTCCGTCTGTCCACAATTCCTCCGCTTCTTTGAGCGTTCTGGCGATATTTAATTCAAATCCCTGCTTTTTGAAAGCAAAAGAAAGCCCGTTAATCAGGCTTAGATCATCTTCAAGAAGTAATATATTACTCATACTTTTTTACCTTTCCTTGTTTTGTTCGACCATCAATCGGCTTCTCCGCAGTTTTAGGGAGCAGCCAAACACCGGCCATTTTCACAGCGCCGGGGATACGCCCACCAGCACAATAATAATTTACCCTACGAGGTGTCACGCCCCACTTCTCGGCGGCCTCTTTTAATGTCATATAGTCCAT